GGGATGCACAGGCGGGCGACGTGGCACATGGCCAAGCCCCCCGAGAGCGATCCGATGGCGCTTGTGACGCCCTTGGCGATGGCCAGCGGGCTGTTGGCCTGCGATGCCTGAAACTCGTTCTGCGCGTTTTGAAGGGCGAACTGGCTGCCCATCTGGAGAAGCTGGCCGGGGCCTGCCTGCTGCATTCCCTGGAGCAACCCAGGTCCACCCGTCGCCACGGCACCCTGTTGCAACCCGCCAAGCTGCGCGGCCTGCGAGACGATTGGGGCCAACCCAAGCGCCGACTGAATGTTTGCAATGCGTTGCTGCCCAAGGGCTTGGCCCTGTTGCTGGGCTGCAAGCTGGTTTGCAAACGTCTGCTGCGCCGCGCCTGTGCGCTGGCCGGTCGCCGCGAGGATGTTCTGGAAGCTCTGCTGCGCCAGCCGGTTGCGCGTGTCGGACGTCGATTGGCCCGACTGGAGGAGGCCCATGGCCTGCGCGCGTCGTTGCTGGTCCATCTGCGCCGTCGCCTGCGACACCCCGAGGGCTTCTCGCAGAGCCGATGCGTTGCCGAGGATGTTTCCGGTTGCAGCGCCACGGGCACGCAACGCCTGTTGCACGCCGCGTTCAAGGCCCGGCGGAAGGCTGCCCGTCTGGCCAAGCTCCCCGAGGATTTGGCGCTCCAGGGTGGAACGAATGTCCGCCGTGGTCCCCGTGTCGGCCATCTCGGGGGCGTTGGCGACCCGTTCAAGCTCCGGGGCAGAAATGCGCGTCGGCGCGTTGGCGTCCTCGCCTTGAAGGCCCCTGAGAAACTGGTCGTAGAGCCTGTAACGCTCCGGGTCCGCAGCCTCCAGCTCCGCGCGGCGTTGCTTGGCAATGTCCGTGCCGTACTTCCTGGACGTCTCAAGCTGGATGCCAGCCAGCTCCGGGGCCATCTGGGCCAGCGCCCGGGCCGTCTCGCGCGTGACGTCGATGTCGGAGATTCCCGAGAAGTCGTAGTTCCTGGTCTCGCCCGTGGACGGATCGACGTAGGAACCCTTGGTCCCAAGCCGCGCCGCCGCCTCGATTTGCCGAAGCAACGGGTACGTCTCGGACTGGGCCATGACGGCCTCCCGATTCGCCGCCGCCATGTCCGGTGCCTTGTAGGATCCTCCCATGCTATGCCCTTTCGATCTTCACCCCGTTGAACCGCAAATACTTGGAAAGTTCAACCAAGAACAGCCTGTCCCCGCGTCGAACGCGCCTTCCGCCCAGCGCCTTTGCCTTGCATCCGTCCCGTTTCATCACAAGCGCGAGCTGGTTTAGGAGCACCTGAAAGACCAGCGGGCAGGATGCCACCACCAAGTCCACCCAAACCATGGTCCCGTCCGGGCGGTGCATCATGGGGCTTTCGGCCTCCGTGCCCGAGTTGACGTATCGAATCAGGCCGATGCCAACGCATTCCTTGCCGTCAAAGACGATGCCGCAATGGTTCCGGCCCATGAACCACGACACCCACGACACGATCTGCTGGTCCGTCCATGCGTCGAAGGTCCTGCCCTTGGCCCGGAGAAGCCTGACAACCTCGTTGACGACGTGTTCCCCTGTCATTGTTGCGGCCTGATGGGGTCCAGGTATGCGTTCAGGACGGTCGAATGAAGGGACAGCCTTCCACCCGTGAGCGCGTTGGTCGAAACCTGCAACTGAATGGAGTTCCAACGGCCCCTTGAAATCAGGTTCCACGCCCGCAAGTGCTTCTGCCGCAACGTCGGTGATGGGATGACGTAGCCGCTTTCAAGGGGCGTGAAGGTGGCCCCCATGTCGGCGGAATAGCCCACGGTCACGACCGGGCTCCACGTCGTGAACGGGTTGTTGATGGCAACCTGCGCCGTGTACCCCGTCTTCTGGGACAGGGGTTCCTGGAAGTTGTAGGCCCGGGTCGTGACAAGGCTCTGGTACGGGTTGCCCGCGTCGGACCAAGTTGAAATGGGTGCGGGGGACGTGCGCGAGTTTGGAACGTAGTCGTTGAAGGTGAACACCTGCCCGCCGCCCGGGTTGGTTCCAACCGAACCGGCAAACATGAGCCTTGGCCCCTGCCAGGCAAACGCGGTCGGGAAGAAATCCCGCACGTTCCAGCCCGTCCATCGGCCTATCCACGCCCTCGCAAGCGCATGGTACACCAGAATCACGTTGGCGGTGGTTTGCGTGGCCCCAAGGGGCACCGAGAGCATGTAGCGGTTGCCATGGAAGATGCCATCGCACACGGCCAGCGACGCCTTGTTGACCTGGCTCCAAAGGTCGTCAATCGGGGCGGACAACGGAAGGCCCACGTCGGTTTGCGTTCCAGCCTGAATCTGCGACAGGGACCGAACCCCGTCCCGGGACAGGAAGAAGACATCCGCCCCAACCGCTGCAACGCTCCGGTGGGAGACGCACCCGATGTTTCCGGACAGGACTTGGATGGTCCAGTCGGCCGGGTCCTGCGTCGGGTCGGCGTCCACGAGCCACGTTGACCGTTCCTTGAAGACGACGAGCTTGTACCCGAACCACGAAAACAGGCCCGTGATGGGGTCGCCGTCGCCCCCAACGCGAACGCTCCCAGCCGGGTCCCACGTCTCGCCGTCCAGGATGTCGGAGAAGAAAAGCGTGTCCGGCGTGTTGGCCGTGTCAGCCGATGCGCAAAACAGCCGGTTGGTGTGGCTGACAAGGAAGCGGGGCTTGGCCGGGGGCGACAACGAGACGTAGGCAACGGCGTGGGCTCCTCCCCCGCCACCAATGGTTACGGATGGGGCCGTGGTGTATCCGCTTCCGGGGTTGGTGATGTTGATGGAAAGCACGTTTCCATCATTCCCAACAACCGCCTCTGCGGTTGCCGTGATTCCAGAAGGCGGAGCCGCAATCGTGACGGAAGGGATTGCGGACAGGTTTCCACCCTGATTTATGACGTCGATGCGGGACAGTTTACCGGCCACAATGGACGTGTTGTTGTTGGCTGCCGTGATGTAGGCCAGCGTCGAGGCCCCGTCGCAGTAATACAGCCGCTCGTTGAGCTGGGCGAAGAAGACGTAGGTGGCCGATGCGTCAAAGGTTGCGCCTGCAATCTGGGTCCATGCAACGGATGGCGTTCCAAAGTAGAGCCTTCGATTGCCGGAGGTCGTGAGCGCGGCGACGACCCGTTCCTGCGCGGACGTGTCGAAGTAGAACGCGGACAGGATGTTGGCGTCCGTCGGGAGGTTTCCGCCGTAGTACACGCCCGTCAGCGATGAATGCGTGGACGTGATGTCCTCGTGGTTCCGGTCCTCGGATGCGCCCAACAGCGACGTGCATCCCACGCGGCTTTCCAACACCCCGAAGGCGTCGTAATCCATGTTGAGCGCATCGGCGTAGGCTGTGGCCGGGATGTTGTCGGGGCGCGTTGCGGAGACGAGGCCCCCGGAAAAGGTCGTGTTCCCGTCGATTACCGGCTGGTCGTCCAGCGCGTCTGAGGATTGAAATGGCATGGCTTCACAACACGTCGTCCATCGTCCAGACGGGCATGGCGTCCGGAATGATGCGCGACACTTGCTGCTGCTGGTTGCGCTCCATGTCCTTCATCACGGAGACAAGCGCCGCAGCCTCGGCAAACTTGGCCTGCGCCTTGCCGTGCTGCCGAGAGTATTCCAGAAGGTCGCCCTCCACGAAGGCCATGATGGCGTTCTCGCAGCCGCGAATAGAGAAATCGGCATCCGCCGACACCGCCGCAGCCTCGCCAAGCTGGCGGGTGGGGCTTTGCTGCTTCCCGAGGATGTACAGCGTTCCGTTGGCGTTGGGGGCCGGGATGAGCTTGATCTTGGGAACCCCGGAGAACCCGTAGAGCGCCGGGTTCATCTCCCTTGGAAGGTTGACGAAGTTGCTTGGCGTCGCCCTGCGGGAATCGACGTTGTTCCATGCGCCCGGGTCCAACTGGAAGAACAACTGCCAGTCCGCCGATGGAACCTCCACGCCATCCGGGTCGGCGTCCGTCGTGAAGCGGATGGCAACCACCAGGTCCAGGAACATGGCCCCGTTCGTGGACGCATAGCTCATGTCCACAAGGTCGTCGATGATGACCGGATCGACGCCCGCCGTGATGGACTTCGTGACAACGCCAAGCGTGTCGTTCCAAAGGCACGAATCCCAAAGCAGTGCATAGCGCCGGACGGCAAACCGCTTCGCCAAGGCCAGCGTGTCGGCGTCCGTGAACGAGAGCTTGTCGCAAGCCGCCTGTGCCGCCTCGCTGGGTTTCATGCTAGATGAGCCTCAAGAACAACCTGAGATTCCACTCCGTCGGGTTGAACGTCACAATTCCGCCGGTGTTGCGATTCATGATCTGTGATACGTTTCCTCCAACGTTCGTCGTCAGATACCAACTGGATGCGTTGACCGTGAGTTGGTAAAAGGCATTCCCCCATGTCGTAAACCAAACAGACGACAACGGCACCCTGTCCCCGATTGAAAACCCGTTGTTGGCCGTCACGCATTCAAGGAACGCATCGAATTGAACCGGGTTTGCCCCAAGCGTGTGGGCACCCGTGATTTGTGCCACCCCACCCGTGTTGTTCCATGCGTAAAGCGTTGCAAGGCTGATGTTTCCGCTGTCCCAAACGGTTGGCCTGATTGCCGAAACCAACGCCGTCTTGACCCTGTTGGAGTCCGCCGAGTCGCGAATCAGAACCGTGTCGGCACCGACCGGAGTCGCCTTGGAGGCAAGGTTTGGGGTCGTCCACGTCGCGGCGTTCAGGGTGAATGAGTCTCCAGCGGCATCTCCAACGGTCGTGTTGCCGTTGAAGGTTGCATTCCCGGTGACGGTGAGGTTGCCACCGCAGTTGACCGCCCCGGTCGTCGTGAGGCTGCCAGCCGATGCGGAGCCAAGCGCGGACGTGGACGTGGCCGTGATCGTCGGGGATGAAATCCCGCCGCTGAACGTGGCTGGCTGGGCAAACGAAACGCTGGAGTTGAACTGCACCGACCCGTTGAAGGTCGCAACCCCGCCCACGGTAAGGGACCCGGACAGGGAGTTGGAACCCGCCACGTCGTTCTGGACGAAGGCCCTGCACGTCAACGTCTGCGACGTGGACAGGTTGCCGCCAAACGATCCGGTTGCCGTGAAGACGCACGCCCCGGTCACGTTCAGCGTGCCCGCAACGGCCGTGTTTCCGGTTGCGGCATCGACCGTGAACCGGGTTGTCGCCACGGCAAAGTTTCCAGCCGAGGAAAGGGTTCCCCCAACCACGGTGTTGCCGCTCGCCGCAGCAACCGTGAACGTCGAAGCGCCAACCGTGAAGTTGCCCGTGGACGTGAGCGTGCCAGAGAACGTGGACGCGCCACCAGCCGCGCCAAGCGTCAACGCCGCATCGTTGCCAAGGCCATCCGACAGGAGCTTGGACGTGGTGAGCGCGAGGTTGTCACCGGTCTTGAGATACCCTGGGTATCCGGATGCAATCGTGATGCCTGTAAGCGGTGTTCCCATGGCTACTTGGCTTTGACGCGGACGGTGTTGGTCAGGCTCGCGGTCTGCGTGCGGTTCGTCGCGGGCGCGTTGGTCTTTGCCTCGCGCAACGGTGACGGCGGAACGCCGATGCTCAGCTTCTCGCGCACGCTTTCCTTGGTCGTCCCGATGCTGGCGTCCACGTCAGACGTGAACGTGGCGTTGGTTGGGACCGAAATGTAGAAGTTGCGCACGAGCCCAAGCTGGAGCCTCGGGGCCTGGGGAACCTGGCTGGACACGTCGAGCCCAAGCACGGTGTTCTTGACCACCACTGACTTGCCGACGTTGTGCGCGCACCCGACGAGGGTCAGCGCGAGGATGACGATTGACGGCTTCATGCTTTGTCAGGGATATCCAACCTTGCCCTCGATCTTGCGGATGCGCCCGTCAACCTCGCGGTGAAATCGGTCCGTCTGCTCGATGTGGCGGTCGAGACGCTGGCCGATTTTCTCGATCTGCTCCGATGCCTTTCGGAAATCGCCCATCATGCTCGGGAGATTCGTGGACACGGACAACAGCGCGTTCCGTGCCTCCGTCGTGGTGTCGTACATCCGCGACAACCACGGGGCGGCGGCGAGGGCGCACAGTATGAGCGTCGGCGGCGTCCCGGCTGGCAAGAGACGAGTCCACGCATCAATCCGCTTGGCCTGTTCCTCGCTCATTGGTTGGCCTCCCTGTCCGCGTCCCGAAACACCTGGTCCACTTGCTCCGGCGTGTAGCCGATGGCCGCGCCGAGGGCGTTGATCGTCGCGCCGTTGCGCTCGATGTCCGGATCCGCCTCCCACTTCGCGCGCAAACGGTCGGCGTTGGCACCGGCATAGGCGGCGATGGCAGCCTTGAGCGCGGCCTCCTTCCCGGCGCGTCGAAGGACCAGAAGTAAGGCCCACTTCGGCACGCTGACAGGGACGTGAGGAGGAGCCGGAGGCGCGGGCTTGTAGCCCTGCGCCGCGGCGTCCTCCATCGTGAGGTAATCGCCCGACGGAACGCTCTCGTCACTCCATTCCCACGGGCCAATATAGGTCCGTGCCTCTTGGTTCACTTGGACAACTCGCATGTCAGTAGGTTGTAATTGCGACGTAGCCGTTGCCACCGTTCCCGCCAGCGCCACCAGTGACGCCAGCGCCACCTCCACCACCTCCGCCTCCACGGGTGCCGCCAGCGCCGCCAGCGCCACCGGTGCCGCCGAAGTTGGACCCGCCTCCGCCTCCGCCAAGGCCCATCCCTCGGATGGTCAGACCAGCGCCGCCAGCTCCACCGCCAGATGTGCCCGCGTTGGCAGGTGTAAAAACGCCGATCGCAGTGGCGAACGAACCGCCGCCCGTCCCTCCAGCGAATGACGTTGCGCCATTGTGCCCGCCGCCGCCCCCGCCTCCAGTCGGCACAAAGTTCGTGGTTAGTCCACCGGCGGCACCAACCGCGCCCCCCGACCCGCCAGCGCCACCCGGTTGCGTCGCGCCACCAGTCGGCATGATGTATTGAGAGGTTGCCCCGGGCGCACCGCCAGACGTTCCGGATCCGCCAGCGGCACCTCCAGGACCATTCAGGGTCCACGTGTAGCCGCCAACGGTTCCGGTCGCCTGTGATTGACCGCCAGCGGTTCCGGCCGCCGTGGCCGCGCCGCCGGGGCCTCCAGCGCCTACCGTGATCGCGAGCGATGCAGGCATTTCGTCGCTCCAAAACCATAGGTCAGCGACGCCACCCGGAGACCCTCCAGCGGCACCATTGGAGGTCGTTGCCGACGATGCGCCGCCACCGCCTCCACCGCCTCCGCCGATGAGCTGGATGCGAACGGGACGATGCTGATTCGGGAATGGATTTGTCCACGTATAGGCCGCGCCGCCGGAGCCAGGCGTTGCAAATTCAACGATGCTGGCAGGCCCCCTCGTATCTACAATAGAGACTGGCATACGTCACCACTCCTGGATCGAGATGCGCTTGTTTCCAGCGGATGCGTGAATAACGTTCACCGCGTTGTTCGGTGTCCGTTCGTTGAACTCCCTGGTGCAACGAATCGTTTGGCCCGGAAGAACTTGCTCACCGGGATTCACGCCCGAGTCGATTGTCACGGGCGTCGATCCGTCATAGGTCAGGTTGATGGCCACGTCCGAAAGGTTCCGGATGCTCCATCCCCAACGGCCTTGCCGAAATGGCAACGCCTCCGAGCTTGTTGCGGTCACGTTGTATTCTGACATGTCAAATCCCCCAAGCCTTGCGAATCGTGTTCTTTGAAAACGCGGTCGGGAAGCGGGACCCGCACCGTTGCTCAATCGCGTAGGCGGTGCGCTTCACCTCCTCCGCCATGGTTGGCTCCTTGTGGACTCCGGACATGGCAAACCGATGAACCGGAAGCCGCTCCCACTTCCTGCCGCCAACCTCCAGCTCCGTGGTCCCGGCCGGAACCCGGAACTCCAGGATGGTCCTGCCGTTCCTGAACTCGTACAGCGGCATGGCCTTACATCCCCTTCATCCTGTCGTGCTTGCGCGCCATGGCCATCAGTCGGCTTCGCTCCTTGTCGGGGGCCTGCTCGCCCTCCATGGCATACTCGCCCTCGTCCTGCGCCTCATCGGGCGAATCCTCGGAGCCATGCTGGCAATCCTCGCCGTTGGCCTTCATCACCTCGACGGTCACGGTGTCGCCGTCAACGGCCGTCACCTTGCCGGAAGCCTCGAACGAAACCTCGTCGCCAACCTCGGGCGAAACCTTGCCCTCCTCGCCGTCCTCCTCCAACGCCGCCTTCGGAACCTTGAGCATGGCGTGAATTGTCAACGCGAACCCTTGCCGCGCAAGCACAAAGGGGGCAACCACGCTTGAAACGCGGTCGCCCCCGTGGGGTGTGCCTATGGGCCTTCGATTAGCCCTGCGAGGCGGTCTTGGAACGGTGGACGATGTACCACGTCGGGTTGCCGCTCGACGCCGTGTTGCCCGCCGCCAGGCGCAACGCCTGGAAGAACAGCTTCACGCCAACCGT